CAAACAGAGGATCAGCTAATGAGAGATATGTTGGCTTCAACAGCTTCTTTCATCAACTGTGTGAACGGGACTAACGGGGATCTTCCGACCGAAATCACCCGTGCGGATATCGATACGGTGATCCGTACCCTACGTGGAAACAATGCCTACAGCTTCCTTTCAGGGGTAGAAGGCGATCTACGTTTTGGAACAGCGCCGGTTCGTGACGCCTATTTTGCTCTTGGTCATACAGATTTGATCGGGCAATTGGATAACGTGAACGGATTTATTTCCAAGTGGAACTATCCGAATCAACAAACCACTTTGGATGCAGAATGGTGTTCTGTAGCCAATGCGAGATACCTATTGTCCTCAATCGGTTCGATCAGTGCGAACGCTTCCTTGCTCGGTGCAAACGTTTATAACGTATTCCACACAGGGCGTGAGGCTTTTGCTGCGATTGAGCAAGATGGATATTCAGCGCAATTTATTTATCGTCCACCTATCTACGACGGCCCATTGGCCCTCAATGCGAGTGTGGGTTATAAATTCGCAGAAGTACCAAGGATCTTGAATGATACCTGGGTATTTAACCTAAGATGTACTTTAGCATAAGGAGGCTGACATGAGTACACCAGTACACGCGATGTTGTCAGGTTCTTTTACATCTGACGGAAACGCATTTACCCTAAGCTTGCCTTCTGGGTACAATGAGATCGAATTGGTAAACATCACCGATATCGGATCAACAGCAGCAGCAACACCCGTAATGAAGGCCAAGGGGACATCCTCAATGGCTGCGGGCTCTGCTCTTGTTTCACTAAAAACTAACGCTGCTGCAACCATAGCTCTTGAGTCAGGGATCACAACAGGGGGATTTACCTTCGTTGCGGATTCTGGTTCTGTTTCTTTGGGTGCAAGCTTGCCGATTACTGCGATCACCGCAGCAAATCCGGCCGTAGTTTCAGCGGCATCGACAGCAGGTTTGGCAAATGGAGACGTGATTCGTCTTTTTAGCCCAACTGGCATGTTGCAAGCTGGGGCGATCGACTACACGATCGGAAACGTTGTTGCTAACACCTCTTTTGAATTGAGCTATCTTGATGCATCAGGTTTTGCGGCTGCAGCGACCGGGGGTAGCGTTAGAGAGGTATCTTTCAACCCAAGATATTATCCAAGAAGCCGTATTATCACCAAAATTAGCCAAGCTGCAAGCGCTGTTGTGACTGTTTCAGTCCCACACAACCTTACTGCTGGTCAATTGGTGCGTGTAATTTGCCCATCATCTTTCGGGATGACACAAATTAACGGCCTTCTAGGAACTGTAACGGCTGTTACTGCTTCTACTTTGACATTGAATATTGATTCTTCGGCCTTCTCTGCCTTTGCGTTCCCAACGAGCGCGGTTGCAGGTTCAGGAGTGACCCAAGCGCAAATCGTTCCTGTTGGAGAGGCTGCAAGCGGTGCATACGCTAACCTTCTTGATGATGCTACCCTTAACCAAGCGGTTCAAGGCGTTATCGTAGGTGCAAGCGTACAAACCTCCGGCAAACTCTATCAATGGATTGCAAAGAAAGGCGTATCGCTTTAATTTAACCCCGTGGTGCCCCTTAAAAAAGGGCGCCACCCTTTTTCTAGGACTTTATGAAAAAACAAAATCAAGAAATAGAATATATCTCTGAGGCCCTTAACACCGAATCTCCTAGAGAGCGTCTCAAAAAGTTGATCGAAGAAGAATCACAAATAGTCAGAGGTCGTTTTAGATGTTTCGAGACTCCCGGCGGATCTTTGAGAGTTCAACTAAAAAAATATAAAGAACTTCCAATGTTTGACAAAACTATGATCGATAATGAGATCTATGAAGTTCCCTTGTATGTAGCTCGACACCTAAATGGGGTTGATCATTTGGCTAAAGCGGTCAACGGCAAAATTAATACCTGTGCTTATCCTGTGCATGGTCATCTTATGGTTGGTAACGAATGGGCACCCACAAGTTTTGATAGTAACGGGAATCCCCTTCCGACGACCCAAATTTCAAAATGGGTTCGTAGGTATGGGTTTGAATCGCTTCAATTTGATACTTTGGGAGCTATTTAATGAGTGTGATAGATTTCTTTGTGCCCTGTCGTCAGGACATAAGTTCGATATCTAGGGCTAATCCGGGGGTGGTTGTTACGACTCAACCCCATGGATATTTAGAGGGGATCATTGTTCGGCTAGTTATACCTATCGCTTGCGGTATGCAACAATTGGCAGGGACTCAGGTCAACGCTAAGATCATCGATTCGACAAGCTTTTCGATTGGGATAGACACAACAGAATTTGACCCTTTTGTGGTAGCAGGCTCTCAACCTCCCGTTGTGATCCCTATGGGGGAACAGGCTTTGACCTTGAAAAATGCAGTGGTAAACAACAACAATATCCCCCCTGAATATGGATGGCGAACACCCTAGAATTTAAAATTTGATTTTACAGGTGAAAAATTGTATAGTCCTGCAAAAAAGGTGATAGATGAGCGCCCCTGCCACCCTTGCACAGATTCGACAAAAAGTTCGTCGCATAACAGCACGACCTAACGCCAATCAAATTACCGATAGTCAGATCGACGACTACATCAACACATTTTATGTTTACGACTTTCCAGAGCATCTCAAGCTTCAAAGCCTTAGAGTAAATTTTCAGTTTACAACTACCGCAAACATCGCGGTTTATGATTTTCCTACAGAGTATTACTTGGTAAATATGCCCCCTGTTTTTATCGCGGGCTATCAATCTTATATGACCCAGAGCCGGGAAAACTTTTTTAGGATCAATCCTAGCTTAGACTTTTTGCAACAACAGATTTACACAGGTAACGGTACTTCGGGGCCTTATACCGGTCAATTTTGCACATCTAAACCTATCGTAAGGGGATTTAAACAAAACCCACCGGGTGCCTATTCGGCTACACCTGTACCAGTGCGCAAGATAAATTATCAGGTCATCATATCGGGAATTGATGCCAATGGGAACTCTCAAACCTTGGTTGATGATGGGGGAGGAGCTGCAACAATCACTCAAACAGGGAATTTAATCGATGTTAATGACCCATCCGATACACCCACAGTTCGTGGCAGTATCAACTACATTACCGGAGCCGTGGACATCAATGCCACAGGGTTTTTACAACCTATTCCTTCTGGTAGCTCTATTAACATTCAGTATACTCCTTATGTGGCCTCAAGACCCCAGTCGGTAGTTTTCTACCAAGACCAATTTATGGTTTATCCAATACCGGATCAGGCTTACATAGTGAGTTTTGAGGCATACCAGTACCCAACGGCATTTTTAAGTTCTAATCCGGCAGCAGAGCCCCAATTAAGAGAATGGTGGCAGTTATTGGCCTACGGTGCAGCCGACAAGATATTTGCCGATAATGCCGACTTTGAGAATCTTGGTAAATTTAGGCCCCTAATGAAAGAACAAATGAACCTTGTTCAAAGGCGGACTATCGTTCAACAAACATCCGAAAGGACAGCGACAATTTATACGGAGCAATCGCCCTTTATGCAATTTCCTTTTGGCAACACTTTTGGAGGTTTTTAAATGTCAGGTTATACAACTGGAATTCCGGCAGCAAGTGACAGACCTTCAGGCAGCCAAGCGCAGATTTTGAACAATTTCAATACCCTCGAGACAATCTACAACGTCAACCATTATCCATGGACTGACGCAAGCACTAATCAAGGTAAACATAAACAAGTCACTTTGCCCGCCCAAGCTTCTGACCCTACAACGATCGCAAACGAACTGGCCCTATTTACAAAGTTGGTTGGTTCTGATTTAAGATTGTTCGTAAGAGAAGCAAACAACGGAGCATCGTTGCCTCTTTTTTCAAGTGCGGAATCTTCAATCACAGCACCTAATTTTATACTTACCATACCCGGTGGAATCATTATTCAGGGTGTCAGGTTTACAACCCCGAATCCTTTTGCCTCGGGAAATGTAACGATATCTTATCCACAAGCTTTTTCAAATTGTTTTGGTGTGGTTTTTGCGAACGGCCCTTCTAATTCAAATGCTCCTTTTCGATTAGTTAGTTTTGGACTTGCAAGCTGTGTCATATTTCTGCCTCCGGCCACTGGCCCTAGCCAAGATATTTATGTTGTAGCATTTGGTATTTAGATGTCCTATCAACCCTATTATATTACCTCCTTCGAGAATGATTCAGGTTTAAACACCTACTACGAACCATTTTTGATCCCTGAAAAAGCGTTTCCTACTTTAGAAGATGCTTGGGTATGGAGAGGTAGGGTTGTAAGACGGCAGGGTTATAGTTTCTTGGGTAGGCTTTTAAGAGACATCACCTTAAATTCACCAACCATTCCGGTAACTGCGAGCCCTTATAATGTGGCGGACATCTTGGCCAGCGTAAGGGCTACGGAGCTTAGGGCAGAGCTTAAACCGCTAAATACAACGATTACTTTCGATTTTGGTGGGGCAAACCCAACGGTCTACACGGACAATGGGATAGGGGGATGGACGTATGTTTCCGGGCCTTATACGATCAGCGCCGGTTCAATCAACTACATCACCGGATCAGTTTCTTTTACATTCAGTGTGGCACCACCTCCGGGATTAGCGGTTAGAATTGTTACAAAATACTATCCGGCTTTGCCTGTGATGGGTGCAAGAACTTGGGAACAATCGGGCATCAATGCAGAAAACACCGTTTGTTTTGATACGAAATATGCCTATCTATATAACGGAGTCACCAAGATATTCGAAAGCACTGGAGCTATTGCCACCGCAACGTTTACAGGTGCAGACTATCAATTTTTCTGGACTTGTAGTTTTTTCAAAATTGGATCATTTAACCTTTTTTGGGTAACCAATAACGTTGATCCGATTCAATACTACACTGGAGCCGCTTGGGTTACACCTACCTTGAATACCTCACAAGCTGGGGGAGGTTCGGTACCGATTGATAGGGCGTTGATCATTTTGCCATACAAAGGGCGACTACTTGTGATGAACACTCAAGAGGGCGGTGTTACGTATCCTCAAAGGGTACGTTGGTCTCAGATTGGCAATCCTACCACTGCCGATGCTTGGTATAGTGATCAAGTCGGTAAGGGGGGATATGTCGATTTACCTACAGCGGAACAGATCATAAGCGCCGAATTTATCAAAGATGTCCTCTTGATCAAATGCGAAAGATCTAGTTGGAAGCTCACATTTCTAGGCAACCCCGTTTATCCATTTTTGCCAGAGAAGATCAATACCGAACTCGGGGCCGAAAGTTCATTTAGCGTGGTTCCATTCGATCGGGGAGTATTCACCGTTGGAAACTACGGCATCACTTCGGATGATTCTGTAAACGTTTCAAGAATTGACCAAAAAATACCCCAACTTGTTTTCAACATCAACAACGATAAAGAAGGGGTAAATCGGGTCTACGGCATCAGAGATTACAATAATCAGGTAGTCTATTGGACTTATCCAAACTCTGCCCAAAACCCCCAGTATCCAAATAAACTGCTCCTGTATAATTATGTAAACCAAACATGGGCAATCTGGAACGATTATTTTACCTGTTTCGGCTATCTTCAGTTCAATAATGACCAAACTTGGGCAACTTTACCCTATTCGACTTGGTCAGAGTGGGAAGACCCATGGAATAGCGGAAAACAACAAGCTTTATTCCCTAATGTTATAGGGGGCAACAATCAAGGCTTCATTCTAGGCCTACAATCTAAAGCCGACAATGACCCTTTTTATGCGATTTACGGCGTTTCAAGGGTTATAGTAGGGGGGGTGCCAAGGGTAAGGATCAATGTTTTCGAACATAACTTTGGCCCAAGTGGTGAATTTGCCTATATTCGGATAATCGGTTGTATCGGGGTGAGCGCACTCAATGCTAGGATCTACAGGGCTGTGGTAGTAGACCCCAACACCCTAGACCTTACCTTTTACAACACAACAACAAACCAGTTTGATTTCTACGATATCAACCCTTTACCTACGTATCTAGGTGGGGGTACAGTTCAACCATTGAATAACATCACTATCTCGACAAAAGTTTTTGCCCCATTTTACCAACAGGCTGACCAATGCCGTGTGGGATACGTTGATTATCTGTTCGATAAAACTGGAACTGGGGAGTTGACTTGTGAATTTTATGTGGATGAGACCAATTCCAACCCTATCAATATCTTAGCCGGTAACAACGATGGAAATTTAGGTACAGCGGTGGTATCTACCTCACCAAATGCGCTGATACCGATTCAGAATTTACAGGCAAAAATTTGGCAAAGACAGTTTATACAGGCAATATGCCAGAACTTTAGAATCGTTTTGACCATGAGTCCCGAGCAGATGGTAAACTATGGCGACAATCAGGGGACGATTCAATCTTCTAATATTGTTTTACATGCGCTTGTGTTATATGTTGATCGAAACGCGAGGTTGGTACAATGAACTATTTTTTATCCATGTTTTTACTTTTTTTTGTAGCATCGTGTACAACTATCAACATAAATATTGTCCACTCCCAAGGAAAGGCGGAAGACCTGATCGACTCAACTCAAGATGCCTCGCCCGATGTGAAGGTAGATAGCAAGGTTGACGCTAAGGTAGGGCCATGAGCTACGGGCCAGACTTTTCGCAATCCCCTTTTGTCTCTACATTTCAGTATTTTCCAGAGGATCTGTCCCAATTAATGGTGATCCTCAACAACATGTACACGTCGTTAGCCAATGCAATCAACCAAAGGCAAATAGGATCTTTTAATCTTTTTGAGCAGGTCAATGGTCAATTTTTTACTAATCCTAATGATGTTCAGATACCCCGAAATGGTTTCAGAAAGTGTTTTAATGTGGGTGTAATCGCACCCGGAGCCACTTCAACAATAGCACACGGGATCACAGGCGTTACCATATTCACTGGGTTCTCTGGGGGTGTAGTCACCAACGTTCCCGATTTTAGACCATTACCTTTTGTAAGCGCCACTTTAGTCACAAATCAAATTCAAGTTTATGCAGATGCCACGAATGTTTATGTGGTTAATGGTGCGACAGCCCCCCAAATAAATAGCGGTCTTTTGATTTTAGATTTCCTTAAAAATTAGTTGTGTAAACTATTTGTTTGATTCATATACTGAGCCAAAAAGGTTTAATAATGTCATTCATTAGCAACATTTTCTCAGGATTAAAGGATTTCCTAGTTGGCCCAAAAGGTAAATTTGAACAGATATCCGGTTTAGATCCAGCACAACAACAACAGCTCCAGCAGCTCATTGGAAGAATAGATCCTAGCCAATTTGCAATCCAGCAAAGCCCCTCCTATCAAGCCGGACAATCCTATCTTCAAAGTCTTTTAGGTGGAGACATTTCACAATTTGCAAGTCCTTACATGAGGGAATTTAAAGAGCAAACAGTACCCGGTTTAGCCGAACAATTTGCAGGCCTTGGCGGTCTTTCCTCAAGCGGATTTCAACAAGCTCTTGGAGGAGCCTCAGCAGGGCTTCAAGAGAGGCTTGCATCATTAAGGGGTCAATTACAAATGTCTGCTTTGCCCCAAGCTTTACAGTACGCACAAGCACCGGGGCAAATGCAATTAGGTTTATCTCAGCTTGCTTTAAAACCTTACCAACAAACAGTCTATACACCCGGAGGTCCGGGCTTCTTACAACCTTTGGCAGGTCTTGGAGCAGGTCTTGGAGGGGCTTATTTAGCAACTCAACTAGGCTTGCCCGCTCTGGTTGGACTTGGTGCAGGTGGTCTATTTAGTCAAGGGATGAGGTAAAAAAATGTCTATACAAGTTTTACCCAGAGAAAAGGGTTTTGGAGAAATAATCGGAGAATCCGTAAGTGCTGGTGCTGGTCCCATGCTTCAACAGCAACTATCCGATTTTTACCAACAACAACAAAACAAAAAATTTTATAAAAATCTTGCTGAACAACTACAAGTTGAAAATCCCGAAAAATTTTCAGAAACCTTTGCAAGTTTATCGCCTGATCAATTTGGTCAATTTATAAATCAAAGCCGTTACACTGGTTTGCCACAAATGCTTGGTCTAGGGGGGATGCCAACGGGTCAAGCACCGACGGAAGGTATGACAACTGATAATCTTCAAGAAACATACTTAGATATGATCGAAAATCTAGAAAAAAATATAGATGTAACTAATGTAGGTTATGGACTTAAAACCGCAGTAAAATCTGGTTTTAAAATTCCAACCGGTTCTTTCGATCCCAAAGTGCAAGAATTCAATGCCGCTGGCGCTGCTGCTGTTACCATAGTAGAAGAACTTTTTAGAAAAGCTCAAGGTAGAGGACTGACCCAAGCTCAGACTAAATACATCCAAGATAATTTTAAGATAACAAGTGATATGACCACAGCCCAAGCAAGAGCAGTCATAAACCAGATAAAAAAAATTTACCAAGGGCAATTACCCAAAGATTTTCCCGGAATTAAAGAAACCCAACAAGAGACCGCAGAAAAAAAATCTGAGCCAAAAAAAATTGAAGAAAAACAAAAAATGCAACCTCCTGAAAAATTGGAAGGTCTTCCAGAAGCAAAAAACAGCAAAGGTTTGACCTACAGAGACGAAGAGACAGGGAAACGGTATCGTTCAGATGGAACAAAATGGACTTTAATTAAGGGGTAAAAAATGGCTTTTGTTTTAGAAAAAGATGAAGAAGTAGTTGATGAAGCTCCTAAAGGTCGATTTGTCTTAGAAAAAGAAGAAAAACCCGTTAAATCTTTAAGACAGAAAGGGGCTGAAGCGATTCTTTCGACTATAGGGCCCGGTGCCGATGTAGCTAAGGGCCTAACCCGTGGAGGTGCTGGATTTCTTGGATCTTTGGTCGATTTAGCTTCGGCGGTAGGTCCTTATTTGGGGGGTGCTGGTGTCTATAAACCTACTGCCCCTGAGGATGCCCAGGCTTTTCAAGAAGCTTACGGATCTGCTGGATTAAAAGAAAAGCTTGGCCAATTAGGCGTTACTGCCCCAGAAACTGCACTTGGGCGTTTTGGAGAACGATTGGGTAGTTATGGCCCTTTTGCGATGAGTCCAGCTGCCTTAGTTGGAGCAGGAGCCGGTCAATTTGCTCAGGAATTAGGGGCCCCTGAAGGGGTTCAGTTACTTGCAGAATTATTGGCTCCATTAGGAAAGACTATAAGTAGAGGTGTTGCAACAGTACCAAGAGCAATTAAAGAATACGCCAAAGCAAAACCTACTACTTTAGCTTCAGGATTAGAAAAACCTTTAGCGGCTGAAGTCCCAACCACATTGACAAAACTTGCAAAACAAACCCCAGGAATGCAAGAAAAATCTTTAGAGCAATTAGGAAGTCAGGCGGAAGGAATTTTAGAAAAAATAAAACAAAAAGTGCCAGGCTATTCTAAGTTTGCTGAAGGATTTGATTTTGGAAAATATCATGAAAAAATTTTTGATGATGTGAAAAATTTAGCTAAAGATTATACAAAACCTCTCAAAACAAATTCTATAACAAATTTTTTGACAAATACAAGAAACGAACTTGAAAAAATCCCTAATCCGACTTTAGGTCAAAAAAAATCGCTAAAACAAATTAATTCTTTTCTGGTTAATCCAAAAAATAAACTTGAGGACTTACTAAATGTTTATAGGAATTTAAATTCTGAAATAGGCGATATTTCAGTGACTCAAATGACTCGTGGTAAAATGTCAGATTACCGAAAATTTTTAGATAATTATAAAGAAAAAATTGTTGAAACTTTTAAATCTGATCTTGGCCCCAATAAATTTAACAAATTATTTGACACAGCAAACAAAAGCTATACTGAATATCAAAATATTTTAGATCTTGAGCAAAAACTCCAGCCCATAACGGGTGATAAATTGGGATTTTCTGATTATAAAAGATTAGCCAATAATAAACTCGCGCCCAAACTAAATAAAATTGTAGGCAAAGAAATAACTAATGATATTCAAGGTTTAGCTCGCGATGTTTTAGAGGTTCAAGACGTTTTAAAATCGGTCAAAGCCAAAGATTTTTTGACAAACACAAAAACTTTAGGTACAGCGGCTATATTTGTTTTAAACTCCTTAATTCCCGGAATAGCTAAATTAGCAGGTATTAAAGCTGCTGTAGCTGTAGAGGCTGGAAGGTATGGTCTTGGATATATTTTGACAAAACCATCTAGAATAAAGAATTTTAGAGAGGCGATGAAATCGGCTAAAAAACTAGATTTTCCGGGTTTCAAAACTGCGATGATCCCGATCATAAGAGACATGGAATCTGAAGAAGAAACTTTGGATTAAAAATTTGACTTTATGCTCTGCTCCTGTTACGTTCAAATAAAATTTTAGGCGTAAAGGAGTAGACATGAAGCTACAACCTCAGGCTGCTAGCCAATACGGCTTGCCTCAGCCAGTTCAAACAACATTCGTTGCACCAGTAATCGCAAAAAGAGCCCCGACAAATGAAGATACCGGACATCCTCTTGGTAGGATTTGGGTCTTCAAGGGATCGGCTGCATATATTCTTACAAACGTATCAGGTGGTTTGGCCACTTGGTCAACAATAACCTAGGGGGATATATGTCTAGTGCGGTATCAGGGTTAACACAATTTAATTCTAGGGCACAGTTTTTCCCTTCAAAGGATGTAGCGTTTGGTTCCATAACGGCAAATTATACTGCATTAGGTGGTGAGTTAGGTCACAATGCTTGTATTTTAATCATTACCTCTACTCTAAACCAACCTGTTTGGGTAAGTTTTAATGGGGTGGATAATAATATATTAACCCTAGGAACAACCTTTCAAAATGCTAAGATACTTGATCTTAAAGCTAATGGGTTAGTACTGCCGGGTAGTACAATTATTTATGTGAAAGCTGTAGCAGGGCTTCCTACATCAGGAGCTTTATATTTCGAATTTGTAGGTGCATAATGGCAAAAATTAGAACACAACAAAACTCTTTGTACGGCCTTCCAAGCCCTCTACAAAGTAATTTGTTGCCTCCAATCGTCACCAATCGAAACCCGACCGCACAGGATACGGGATACAGCTACGGGCAAAATTGGGTCAACAAATCGGCAGGGGCAGTTTACATACTAGCTCAAGTATCGGCAGGTCTTGCGACATGGGTCGCAGTAGGGGGAGGAGCGGTAGACGTTCAGACCCTGACAGGTAATACAGGTGGTATCATTCCACCAACAGCCGGAAACATCAACGTTGTAGCGACCGGGGAATTAACAGTTGCGGGAGCAGGTAGCACCCTTACTATTTCAAATACCCAGTATATTAACGCAACAGTAACAACAACAGACGCAACCCCAACCACTATTTATACCTTGCCCCTTGGTGGGTCAGCGGCAAGCGTTTCAATCGACGTAGACTTCATTTGTCGTAATGTGACGGATGGTGGCGGAGCTGCCTATAACGTTTTCGGATTGGTGTCCACTGATGGTACAACAGCTACCGAAATCGGGCAGGAAAGCTATATTTCGATTGAGAGTGCATCATTAGCGCAAGGGGATTCGCTCATTTCTGTTTCTGCAAATAATGCTCTTTTAAGGGTCATAGGGGTAGCCGGAAAGACCATCAATTGGAGAGTTGTAGGATTTTTTAGGAGCGTGAGTTAGTATGCCAGGATTTGTAAACGCAACGCTTAATTGCGAAAACATGAATTTTTCAGGGACTGCAACCTCTACGGGTCAGTTCAACGCTAATGGCCAACTAATTATTGGTGGTGTAGCCGCTCCCAACATGGCTGTAGGCACTCTGACGGCAGGGGCAGGGATTAGCATCACTAACGGTCAAAATTCGATCACGATCGCTTCTACGGGGGGTGGTGGTGGTACCACATGGAAAGTAATCAACGCGAACCAAGCATTAGTTGCAGGAGAGGGGTATTTTGTTGATACCTCAGGGGGTGCAATTACCTTATCACTGCCCGCAACTGCTGCTCTTGGTGATAGTTTTAAGATTTATAATTTAAGTGCGGCCAACCAAGTAACCATTTCTCAAGGTGCAGGCCAACAAATAAGAATTGCTAGTTCTGCGACAACCGCAGGGGCTGGCGGATCTTTGGCCACCACAGCGGCAGGAGATTCGCTTGAAATCGTCTGCTCAGTAGCAAACAATAATTTTAACGTCGTTTCTTTAATCGGAAACATCACGGTAGTTTAGGAGATAAATCATGCCTACAATCAATAGCATCAACAGCAATATTCCAATCGAAGTCGCAAAAGGTGGATCTGCAAGCTCCTCTTTTAACATTAACGGAGCAGTGATTTCAGGAGCAACGGGTACGTCAGCACTAACGGCTCTTACTCTTACTGATGGTCAAATCGTAATCGGAAATACCGCAGGTGCCCCACTAGCTGCAAATATTACAGCTGGAGCGGGTATCAGTGTAACCAACGCAGCAAACTCAATCACAATCGCAGCTACGGGTGTTTCTTCTACTGTCGAAGTCACAGGAACTTCACAATCTATGGCAGTCAATACAGATTACATCGCGAATAACGCAGGTTTAGTGACGTTAACTCTCCCAGCTACCGCAGCTTTAGGTACTGAAATTGGCGTTTTTTACAAAGGGGCAGGCGGTTGGTTGATTGCACAAAATGCAGGCCAAACTATCCGTTTTGGAACATCGACAACGACGGCAGGTGTCGGAGGATCTTTGGCCTCTTTCGCTGCTGGTGATTGTGTAAAATTAAAGTGCATTACAGCGAATACACTTTTCGAAGTGTTTAGCTCACAGGGTAACATCACTCTAGTTTAAGGGTAAATTATGCCAACCATTAATTCTTGGGCTAGCCAAAACCCTGCGGAAGTTGCAAAAGGGGGGACAGGGCTAAATAATGCAGGAACCGCATACGGCGTTTTAGCGGCTGGAACAACTGGCACCTCTGCCTTTCAAAATATCGGGGTAGGTTCAGCAGGTCAGGTTTTAACGAGTAATGGGGCAGGCGTTTTACCAAGTTTCCAGGGTGGTGCTAAACCTGAATTTTATGCTACCGCCTCAGCAGATGTTCTTAATGCTACTGGAAATGGTGTTAGTGTTAATCCAGTTGTATTTGGTACAGTTGTATTTGATACAAATTCAAATTTTTCCGGAAACGTTTTTACCGCACCAACAACAGGTAAATATTTTTTATCTGCAACGGTGCGTTTATCAAATGTCCAAAGCAATCACACTGTTATAGATTTTGGTATTGAAACAACAAATAGAATTTATGTATGTCAGTCAGGTAACCCAGCAACCACCCGAGATGCCAATACAAACGTATCTTATACAGTTAATACACTTTCTAATATGAACGCTGGAGACACCGCAAAAGTGTTTGTTGGGGTTTATAATGGTTCGCAAGTTATAACTATTTCGGGGCAGCTAGTTGGTTTTTTAGATTACACGTATTTTTCTGGGTTTCAAGTTTCCTAGTAAATAAAATCAGACATGATGGTTGAACACAAAAAAAGGATAAATTATGCCAACAAACAATTCGATCAATACGCCCAAGCCCATCGACGTTTCAAGCGGTGGGACGGGGCAATCAACACTGACCACAGCTAATGGAATCCTTGCAGCAGGGACAACCGCTACAGGGGCTATCCAAAATATTGGTACTGGGTCGGCAGGGCAGGTTTTGACGTCTAATGGAACTGGCTTACCGAGCTTTCAAGCAGCACCTGGGGGTGGAATAACTGGCCCAGGATCTTCAACAGATCGAGCAATTGCTACATGGAACGGCACAGGAGGAACAGCCCTATTTAATAACTCTGCCGTAACTATCGATAGTTCAGGACGTCAAACAAATACAGCACAGCCAGCATTCTTTGCATACCTATCGGGAAACCAAAATAATGCAACAGGGGACGGCACAACATACACCATTCCTTTCGATTCAGAGCTTTATGACCAAAATAGTAACTTTGCAGCTAACACATTCACTGCGCCTATTGCTGGTATATATCAGTTCAACTTTCAGATCAGTTTAGCAAACTTATCAGCTGGCCATAACGATGCTATCATAACTATCGGTGGAATCAATGCTACTCGTTTTAGCCCAATTGCCATTAATACAGGTGGGACAATTGTTACGCTAGGAGGGGCGGTATGCCGTTCATTAGCCGCAGGGGCAACCGTCACAATGGCAATTACTGTAAGCGGAAGCACCAAAACAGTAACCGTTGTAAGCAGTACTTCGAATACCGTCCTAAGCGGATTTAAAGCATGTTAAAAGACCTATTTGTGGAATCGTAACTTGAAATAAAAAACCCCGATGTAGCATGACCGCATCGGGGA